CCGAGGTCTTGCCCTGGTTGTTGCGGCCCCCGATCACGGTCAGGCCGGTGGGGGCCGGGGTGAGGGTCAGCGCCTTAATGCGCTTGACGTTCTCAGCCTCAAACTGCGTGATTTTCACTGACATGGTTCCCTTCCTTTCTTTCTTCCGCCCTACGCTCCGCCTGCCGGAACGCCTCTTCATAGGTCAGGCCGGTGACCGCCAGAAGCGTGTCGATGGCGTGCTTCCCGGGGCTGGGCGTGTAGCCCTTCAAAATCCGCAAAAGTGCCGTGTCGGAGATCCCGGTCTGCTCCGCCAGAGCCCCCAGCGTGGTCTGGGTCCGCTGCATCCACAGGGCGATCCCCGGGTAGATGTAGCGCCCGCTCACGTCGCAAAAGCGCTTCTTCATGACTGCCGCCTCCACTTCTCCGCCGCCGCAAGGACGGCGTTTGCATAGCCCCTGCGGCCGGTGTCGTGGCCGTCGTGGTACGCCGTCAGCGCCGCCCGGATGTCTCCGCCATAGCGCTCCAGGTGCTCGCTCAGGTAGGCCACCCCGGCATCCAGGTTTTCGGCGGGGGTCAAATCCCGGGGGAAATACCGGGGCGAGAGCTGCGTCAGCCCGTAGCAGCCGGAATTGGGATTGACCGCCTCCGGGTCAAAGCCGCTCTCCACCTCCACCAGCCCCAGCGCGACGGCGTACTCCACCCCGTGGCGCTCACAGGCAGTCTGTAAGGAATCCTGAAGCTCGTAGCTCAGGGGCGCCTCCGGGCGGAAATAGCCCTGCGCCTCCAGCGCCGCCAGGATTTTGGCGTCCTCGTCGGGGTCCTCGCCCTCGCGGGCGGGCTTGTCCAACCGCAGCGTCACCGCCGGGGGCCGGGGCAGATCCGACGCTGCGAGCTCCGCCGGAGCCGGGCCTTCCCCCCAGCCGCCAATCACCACCGCCGCGCCCAGGCAACTGAAAAACAGCGCGGCGTCCCATACTTTGGCTTTCATGAAAATCACACTCCTTGCTTCTGGGCGGCCAGCTTTTCCCGGTTGGCCTCACGGTACGCCCGCTGCTGGGCGGCCAGCTTTTCCCGGTTGGCCTCATAGTAGGCCCGCTGCTGGGCGGCCAGCTTTTTCTGCTTTGGCGTTTGTGTTAGAATCTTGTCGCGGGCGCTGCTCTCTGCATAATCCAGTGCATCTAGGGCATCATAAATGCAATCCTGGAATTTACAATTAAAACAGTCTTTATCGCATACAGACGCTGTTTTTTTAGTCATGGTCGCCCGCCTCCGTCTCCAGCATGTAATCAAAGGGAATTCTACGCATGGTGGATTTTCCTTTCTGTCGGTTTTCACGGCGGAGTAGAGCCGTGGTACTCCACGCCGAACATTTCGCAGAGCTACCGGTCATTGAAAAACCTGGGCGCGTAGAAGAGCATCTCCCGCAGGGTACAAAATCCAGGCTGCTTGACCCGCCGGTACACGGTAGCCCGGCTCTGCGGAGCTACCTTCGCCAGGTCCTCCACATTCTCTCCCCGCCGTTCCAGGCCGTACATCACGGCCGCCCGGAATACCCGCTCCATCCGCTGGGCGGGGGTTTCTTTCAGCTTCGGCATTGCAAACCCTCCTTCACAGGCTCAGAAAGTAGTGGAACAGCTTTTCAGCGACCTCTGCGTCCTCCAGCCGCTCCTGGGCCAGCTTCTCCGCCTCCGGGCTTTTCAGCCCGGCCAGCATCACCGCCTCCGCCTCCAGCCGCAGGGTGTAGTTCCGCAGGGCCTCAATGGTGGCCGTCAGGATTTCATCGGGAATGGGATACGACTGGTCCGGTATTTTTTTCATAGGGTATGCCTCCTATTCATTCACCAGATGCTGAACGCTTTCTTTCCGGCTGTCCACGCCGAACCCGGTTTCTCCGGACCTCCGCTCTCGGACTTTTCCGTCCGCTTCCAGGCCATACCGGTCCGCAAGTCCGTCCATCAGAACGCGGAATACGCGCTCCGCTGTGGCCGCGCTCATATGGTTGAGCGGGGTACACGATACAATCTCTTTTTCCACGTTTCACCCCTTGATTTCCGTCCCGCAACCTGATAAAATCAAAGCGCAGGACTGATTTTGTGAGTGTCGGTTCTCTGTGCCCTGTCAAGCGTTGCCACGCTTGGCGGGGCGTTCTTTTGTCTCGTAGTCCGTCCATCCAACCTCCTTGCGTTGCCTCCCTCCCCGATGTGTGATAGAATTGCGGTACAGGCCCCCGCCAGGGCCGAGTACGGAGAAAGGAGGGAAAACAAAAATGTCTGATTCCGCGATTCACGATTTGGCCGTTGCCTATGCTCAGGCAAAATTGCTTCAGTACCAGCAGGAGCATCCAAAGGATAGCTTGTCGAATGATGAACTCCGGTTTTTTCTGAAAGCGTACGATTACGCCAGCTATCAGATGCCAATTGAGTACGAAGGCTTCGATGAACATTTCTAAAGCCGGTTCTTCAAAGATGCGCGTTCCACATAGGACTGCGCATCTTTGAGCGTTATAAGGGCTTGTCCGTAGTCAAGCTCCCGTTCCCGCAGGAACTCAATGAGTTCCTTGCACAGCTTGCCCCGCTGGTCACCATAGGTCTTGTTATCCATTTTGCTCCACCTCCTCCCTGTGTTGCTTCGCGCCAGCCTCACGAACTGGCCTGCTTGCGCTCGGCCATGATCGCCACGCCCTCGCCGAAGGCCAGCAGCTTCTCGATGTCCGCGTCAGACAGCTTAGGGATGATGCTGGTGAAGATGTCCAGCACTCGTTTCCTTTTGTTGGACATTATGGATCCTCCTTTCCTGTGTTGCCTCCCTCTCCGCCTTGTGGTAGAATGTGGGCGGAGAGGGGAGGTGATTAGATATGGCTGAGATTGTGCCGTTTCCGACTCCAGGGGCCAGAATCGCTCTTTACACCGAAACCAGAATGTTTGTCGGAACACTGGAACGAAAAGAGCCGTCGCCGGAGTACGTAGGGTTGTGGCTCAAGGATGCGATAGTGCTTCCCATTACAGGTCGGGCTCCGGCTGACCAGGTGCTTCGCCTGGATGGCGTTTGCGTTCTTTGGGATCGGGTGATTGCGTTTGGGGATGCTCCTCAGCTCCCCCAGTTAGGCATTGACGGATAGCGTCCACCATTGCAGCTCTTTCGTCCTCAGATTGCTTACCAGCAGGTCCAATGCGAACCATCGCACCGCTTCGCCGCTCTTGTACCGCTAATACAAGGGCGGCGATTTCTTTCGGATCGCCCTCAAAAATGACCTTTATTTTCCCTCACCACCTTCCCTGTGGGTTGCCTCCCTCTCTGGCCTGTGGTATGATTTGGACGGAGAAAGGAGGTAGAAAGTAATTGAAAGGTTTAAAATCCTGGTGGAACACCCGGAATTATAAAATTGGAGAACGGCTCAGCGAGGATCAATTACAAGAGCTTTTCCGTGCGGTTCATTTTCAAAGGAAATGGACCAGTCGTTTTCACGCCCTATGGTCATTATTGATCGGGATCTGCACCATCATCGCCGCTCTTTTTAGCGTCCTTGCTTACTTCAAGTAACTTAGAGAGTTTCTCCAACTTCTGGTCGATTCTTTGCAACAAATCGACCAGAAGTATTTTATATCTGTCCACTACACCACCTCCTTTCACGCGCTGTCCTGTTGGTTAGCTTGAGCCATACCCGCCCGGGTGATCACATTTTCAACAGGAATGCGCTATTCACGGATTGTTTACAATGCTCGGCCTTTACTTCTCTATTGATTTTCTGTATAATTGTGCTGATTTCCAGAAAAATAAATCGAATGTAGAAGGAGGCCACACCATGCGGGAAATTGTTACGGGGTATTGTCCGGTACATCAGCAAGAAATGGAAATATCCGTTGAATTTGTTCGCGGAACGGTAATTGACGGAAAACCCCAATTCAAAGCGGGAGGGTATAAGTGTTCTGCTGATGATAGCACTAATCCAACTTGCTCCCATTGCCCGATTGCACTGACTGCTCACAAGCCTTGATATCAGGGCTTGTGAGTTTTTTCTCTTCCAACAGCCCGGCATAAGGCTCGGGAATTTCCCATATGCACCGGCAGTTAATGGAGATTTTCTCTGCGTTTACCTGGAGCGTCAAAACCGGAAAACCACCTGCATCCAAATGCAGGTTAAGGCTCCGGACCCATTGGCCGACTTCCTGCCCGTTGAGTTTCAACGAATAAAGACTAGGATACCCTTCCTGAGAGCAGAGCTCCAAGTCTGCGAAAATGTTGGGGTCTTTTTTTTCCATGCAGACTCCTCCTTCCTTATGTGCTACTCTGGGCATCAAAGCCAAGAAGATAGTCAGTTGAGCAGTGGAATATACGAGCCATGTGAAGAAGGACATCGGAAGGGATCGGGTTAATCCCTTTTACGTAGTTTGAGTACGTTTTAGAGGAAATACCCAGTTTTTTGGCAAGCTCTTCCTGGGTCAACTGGAGTCTGGCCCTCTCTGCTTCAATGCTTGTGTTCAATACTTGTCACCTCCTTCCTGTGTTGTTGGGTTACGACAAGAATAAATCATTATCCGACATTTGTCAAGACCCATTTTGTCGATTTCCAACTTTTTTGTTGACATCCGACTTTTCACGTGCTATTATCAGTATGTCAATAGGGAGGTGATCACTCTGAACGAACGCATAAAAAAATTGCGCAAGGCATTGAACCTTACGCAACAGGAGTTTGCAGACAGGCTTAAAGTAAGCAGAAGCAATATTGCTACCTATGAGGTTGGTAAAAATAATCCCGCCGATGCTGTCGTAAACCTCATCTGCCGTGAGTTCGGCGTCAGTGAGGAATGGCTCCGCACCGGAGAAGGTGATATGTTTGCCCCCAAGACAGACGAGGACGAACTGACGCGGGCCGTCGAGTCCATGCTAAAGGGGAGAAACCCTAATTTTAAGCGCCGTATGGTATCAATCCTGGCCGGCCTGGGCGATAACGAATGGACGCTGTTGGAGGAAAAAATGCTTGAACTGGCGAAGGCTGCGGATCTGGACACAACCGGACACGAGCGGACAGAAGCGGACACAGGCGGACAGGAGCGGGCGCAATCAGACGTTGCAGCAAGAGTTGAGGAGTTAGAGCGTCAAAATAAGGAGCTGGCCGCGAAAGTCGCGGCCATGGAGGAAGAAGACGCCAAAATGGAGGCGGCGGCAGAGTTATCGCTTGGGAAACCGTTCAGCGGCGGCACAAAAACGGGCTGAAAAAGCCCCCACCCAACCGGGCAGGGGAAAAAGGCCGGATAATTGATATTCACTCTTGGCTTTCTGAAAAATAAAACCCCCGCCCAGAGGCGGAGGCTTGACAATTTCAAATCAGGCGGTTATACTGGAAATAGAAAGGGCGCTGCCGGTAGACGGTTGGCCCCTTACAATGCGATTAGAAGTAACCGCCTGGTTGGTAGCCTGGGGCGGTTACTTCTTTTTATGCGCCTGGAGAACCAGGCCAATAATGCCGATGACCACAAGGCAGAACTGAAACAGCTCCGAGTATGTAAGCATGGGCACCCCCTCCTTTGCTCGGAGGGGGCAAGAAGTCCCCTCCGGGATGGAGGAGCCAACCGCCTGCCGTTACTGGCAGCGCCATTGACAGAATACCACACAATCCAGCAAAACACAAGAAAAGCCGCCCCCGGTGCGGTAACACCGGAGGGGGGGCGGGAAAGGAGCGAATATCTTGGCTGATACGCAATTGCAGTTACTGTCCGGATTCATCGACAGGCTGGCGGACAACGACGTTGTCACCCAGCGTGTGAGCGACGGATATTTTAACGCCACGGCTATGTGTAGAGTAAGCGGGAAAAAGTTTAATGATTATAGCCGTTTATCTGTAACAAAGGCATTTTTATCAGAGCTTTCTCCCGTTGCGGGAATTCCCGTAACGGGATTGGTTCAAACCATCCAGGGCGGACCACCGCATTTACAGGGCACATGGGTACACCCGCAAGTAGCCATCAACTTAGCTCAGTGGCTATCCCCTAAATTTGCGGTGCTTGTATCCCAGTGGGTGCTAGAGTGGACTTCCGGTAGTGTACGTCAGCCAACGCTCCCATACCATCTTCGCAGATACATGGTAAATATGCCAAACGTGCCATACGGGTATTTTTCCATGCTCAATGAGGTAACACTGTCTTTGATTGGGCCGTTGGAGCAACTCGGGTATACTGTGCGATCCAGCATGATCCCCGACATATCTTTAGGTAGGACCTTTTCCAAACATCTTAGGGATTTAGGTTACCCTGTAGATTCGTATCCAACGTACCCCCATAAGTTTGAGGACGGCCGTATTGTAAATGCGAGAGCATATCCCAATGAGCTTGTGGGTGAACTTCGACGGTTTTTTACCGAAGAATGGCTCCGAACGAAGTCAGAGAAATATTTTACAGAGCGAGATCCGCAGGCACTGCCTTATTTGCGAACATTTTTATCCCTGCCTAATTATCGGGAAGTAATGGGCTATATCGAAGTGCCGCCTCAAGAATAAAAAACCGCCCCCGGTGCTGCGACACCGAGGGCGAACAACGAACGTTACCGGGACAGGCCCGATAATCACTCCTGACAAAGTGATTATACCACCTGTCCTTGGGTTTGTGCAACCATTTTTGAAAGGACAGGTGATTTTTTTTATGGTACGGGCGGCGTTGTACATCCGGGTCTCCACGGAGGAGCAGGCCCTCCACGGCCTCTCCATCGAGGCGCAGACCGAGGCCCTTGATGCCTGGGCGAAGGCAAACGGGGTCAGGGTGGCGGACCACTACATAGACGCGGGGATCTCCGCCCGGAAATCCGCCGCGAAGCGCCCGGAGCTCCAGCGGCTGCTCCGGGACGTGGAGGCGGGCGGGGTTGACCTCATCGTCTTTACGAAGCTGGACCGGTGGTTCCGCAACATTTCAGAATATTACAAAGTGCAGGAGGTTCTGGAAAAGCACCGTGTAAACTGGAAAACCGTTCACGAGGACTACGACACGTCCACCGCCTCGGGCCGGCTGAAAATCAATATCATGCTCAGTGTCGCCCAGGACGAGGCGGACCGCACCAGTGAGCGCATCCGGGCCGTATTCGACTCCAAAAAGGAACGCCTGGAGCCCTGTACCGGGAAGGTCCCCACCGGCTACAAGATAGAGGGGAAGCGGATGATCAAAGACCCGGAAATGGAGGGGCCTGTGTCCTGCTTTTTTGAGAGCTTCCTTGCCTGCCGCTCCACGGAGAAGGCCCGGCGGGCCGTCCAGGAACGCTATGGGGTGCTTTTTACCTACTATCTCTGCCGCCTCATGCTGGGCAAAGAGGCTTATTACGGGCGGTTTGAGGGTGTGGACGGAATGTGTCCCGCATATATTACAAAGGCACAATTCGACGAGATTGCCGCGAACCGCCGCCGGGCGGAGCGCCGTACCGCCGCTGACCGGGTATATCTGTTTACGGGGATCGTGTACTGCCCGGAGTGCGGCCGCCGCTTCGGCTCCAGAATGTATTGCTCCGCCACAACGACCGGCGAAAATCTTGACAACATTTACTACAACTGCCGCGGGAAGTACAACAACGGCGACTGCCCCAACGGCGTCAACATCCGGGAGTGGAAGATCGAAAAGTACCTGCTGGAACATATCGACGTGGAAATGAAGCGGTTTGTCTACGAGCTGAACAGCTTATATGCCGCCAGGGCGGAGCAGCGGGATTTCCCGGCAGAACGGGCAAAGCTCAAAAAGAAGCTTGCCCGCTTGAAAGATCTGTATGTGGATGATATAATCGATCTGGAGCTGTACCGGAAAGACTACGAGGCCCTGACCGCCCAGCTGGATGCCCTGGCCGCAGAAGAGCGCAAAGCACCCGCCGAGCCTCCTGATACCAGCCGCCTCCTTTCGATATTTTGCCAGGGGTGGCAAGATGTATACACAGCGCTTGACCGCCCGCACAAACAGGCGTTCTGGCGCTCGGCGATGGATAGAATCTATATCCACCCCACCCGGCAAATCACGTTTTCTTTCCGGCTTTAATTTTTTTGCCAACACTTTTACATAAACTTTTTATACCTGTTGGTTTAATAAGTTTATGTATAGCTGTGAAAACAGCTCCATTCGATACGAACGGAGCTGTTTTTCATGCACAAAAATACAAGAGGCCCGCCGGCGCGGTGCCGCGGGCCTCCCGGCCATAACACAGCCCTGAAAAAAAGAAAAAAGGGAGTGTTATAATGTTCATCACCTATTTTATGTTCCGTCGGAAAGCAAGCGCCCCGGAGCTCGGGACGTACCACACCTATGACATCGCCGCGTATGGCGATCTCTGGCGCGATCCGCTGGCCGTAGTCCGGGACGCCGCTTTGGATGGGGAGCTTGTGCTCCGCATGGTCCAGACGTTCAACCGGTGCCGCCTCTCACCGCTGCACCTGAAGGACGCAGTTCTGGACATGCTCGAATAGTCTGCGCAGGCCGGGCGGGAGTATGCGGCTCCCGTCCGGCTTTTATTTTAGCACATAATCGGTATTGAATCAATACTGATTTGAGCCTGCATCAGTGCCGCACGGGTAAAATACCCATGAGGTGATCAGCGTGAACGTCAATTTTACCATGGTTATGGACAAGGAGCTTGCGCAGAAAATGAGCTATATTGGCAAGTATTATGGTCGTTCCCGTATCAAGGAAATCGAATGGGCCTGCCGGGAATATGTCCGGGAGTTTGAGGAAAAGGTTGATAAGATAGAATTGGAGGATACCTGAGCATCAGGTATCCTCCCTTTTTGCCTCTGCCAGCTCACCAGCGCCTCCAGACGCAGTGTTGTCGCGGGCCTCTTTTTATATCTATGTATCCCCGCCGTTGCCATCCAGCTTGTCCCCGGCGGCCTCCACGCTGGAGCGGAGTGCGGCCACAGCCTTCCGCAGGAACCCGGGCATAGGCGCGCCCAGGGCCCCGGCATTCTCGATGATGGACCCCAGCTCGGTGAGGATGTACCAGGCCACCACCAGCGGGCAGATGAGCACGGTGTACTCGAAGGGCAGGGTCACCGCCGGGATGTTGTCCAGCAGCAGGCCGATGACAAAGTCCAGCACCCCGGAGATGATCACCGCCACGATGCACCCGCACTTGTGCCACAGCCCCTCCCGGGCTTTTTGAGAGGACCACGCACCCCCCTTTATGGCGGCGGCGGATCCGGTCAGATAGTCGATGGCCATGCAGGCCGCCCAGGCCGCCGCCAGCCACCCGAACCAGCCCCACAGCGCCGTCAGCGCCGCGCACACCGCCGCCGCGCCTGCCTTAAAGGCCGTAATCTTGTCCATCATCACCCCTCCTAAAACAGTTTCGCGTTGGCCAGCATCTGGAGGCTGACCAGATTGTCGTCGGTGAGATGGAGCTTCCCGCCGCCGGAGCCCCGGATAATTCCTGCGTCCATAGCCCTGCCCACGAGCCCCTGCGCCCACTCCGGCACTTGGGCAAGGTCGGTGTATACCCAGGGCCGCGCGGCCTCCACAGCGGCGGCAATGAGCCGCTGCACGTCTTGTTCGGTCATATCGTTCTCTCCCTTCAGCCTATTTTTGAATTCCGCCCACGCCCCCGTGTCCCGCACAAAGGGCTCCGGGCAGATCTTCCCGGTCACGTCGTAGTGCCGCAGCACCCGCGCCAGCGGAATCCCATACCGGGCCATGATATCTCGGGCCAGCTCCGCGCCCGCCGCCAGCGTCTCCGGGTCAAAGTACCACGTCCCGTCCGACGCCTTGTGGCAGCACAGCTCAATGCCGATGCTGTTGGCGTTGCGGCACTCAGGATGCCGGTATTTCCCATCAGTCCGCCCGCAGTGCCACGCGGTATCCCCCTCGGGCACGCTGGCGTAAATGTCCCCGCTCTCTGAGCCGTGTCCCACAAAGTAATGGGCGCTGGCCCCGATGCCCGGCGTGGAGCCGTAGTATTTCGCGTTCGCTTTGGCCCCGCCCTCCGCCCCCACATAGTGGATGACAAGGTATTGAACGGGGCCGTCCCGCCCCCGCTTGCAGTTCCCCGCGTGGCAGGGATACCCGCTGTGAATGGCCAGCATAAAAAAGCACCTCCGTTTCGTGGTTGACAAAACAGAGGCGGGTGGTATAATAGAAACAGAAAGGGCGCTGCTGCAAGCGGTTGGCCCATACAACTAACTTTTTACTAAGCTAGCCGTTCGGGTACCAGCCGAGCGGCTAGCACGCTTTTATGGAGAGTATGTAGGCCAGAACGGCCAGACACACGCAAATCCGCAGAAATTGCTTTCCCCGGTGTCCCATAATCGCATCACCTCCCTCCGAAGAAACTCGCAGGGAAATGAGCCAACCGCCTTTTATACAACAGTGCGCACTTCCGGCCATCCTTACCAGGACGGCTATTTCATTATACGATATACACTGCATTTTGTCAACTTGTGCCGTCTGCTAGAACAGGCGGCTGTTTTACTGGGCAGAGAAAGAGCAGAGGGAGTGATGGGATACTATTTCTGCCGTTCCAGCTCGTGGATGATGCAGGTACAACGCCAGATCCCCCTGGCGATAGCGAAGAGGAGCATAGCGAACAAAGCGATAGCGCAGCGGATGAGGACGCCGTCGTTGAGGATGGCCCCAGGGATGACGCCCAGAGAGCAGCAGCACTCCAGCGCGAACACCCATAAAAACATATTTCGGATACGGCGGTA